TCTGAATTCATCCATGTCTAATAGTTCTGATGCCTTAACTCTAAGGTATCTTTCAAATCTATTTTCATGGTTACCTGGGATGAAGTAAATAGGAATATTTGGGAATCGCGATCTGCAATAGTCTAGAAATTGTCTACCAGCTTCAATTTCCTGTTTGAAATGAACCATTCTTGGATCCTTTTCATGGAATGACATCTGGTAGAAGTCTAACATGTCACCATTAATAAGTAATGATTCTATGTTTTGTTTTTCCATTTCATCAAATGCTACTTCTATAGCATCATTATCTTGATATGGTATATGTAGGTCTCCAATAACTCCTAATGAGTTACAGCCTGATGGAAATACAAAAGTATCACGCTTAGTAGCATAAGACTCTGGTAGGAATTTTTCTTTCATAATAAATTCTACTTTAAGTTCTTTTTGGAATTGTGCAGTATACAATACATTTCTGTTTTTCTTACCTATTTGTCCACGGTAATATCTTACTCTATTGTATACTACTTCAAGGGATGAGAAAGTTGGATGCTCAGAATAGATCTTTCTTGCAAGAGTTTTAGTTGGGGAATTTGGAAACTTTTCAAGATACTCTAATATTATTTCAGTATCTTTAACTCTCCCATTTAGGTTACCTTTCTGTGCTGTCATATCTATTAATAATATACTAAAAATTTAGCATATGTTTACTGTAAAACTAATCAAACGCGATGGTAAGTTAGTTTATCCTGATGATAAATCAAAATTAAATTATCAGATTTTTTTAGATAAGCTATCTGATGGACAACAAGTTGAGATATTTATGGGACTTACATCAGATGATGGTTCTGTAGCACAGTTAGCTAAAGTCCATGCATGTATACGTGAATTAGCCAAGGAATCTGGCTACACATTTGATGAAATGAAAATTATTATAAAGCAACATTCTGGTCTATGTTATGACGCAGATGGTGCTGAATACTGTAAGTCTTTTGCAGACTGTAGTAAAGATGAATTAGTACTAGCTATTGAAGCTTGTATACAAATAGGTAGAGAACTTAATATTAATCTATCTTAACAGAGTTTTCTGAAGGAAGAGTAATTTCTCTTTTTTCATACAAATCTTGTTTTGTAGCTTGAGTTTCAATCTCAGCAAGCAATAGAATAATTGTATATAAAGATCTTTGTTCATCATTAAGATCTTGATATTCTTTACTTAGTAATTCTTTAAGATAACCGTCTTTATTTTCTACACTTATATTAGTAAATAATTGTAATGATAAAGCTTTTACCATTAAGTAATAAGATTTATTTACTTGAATATTGATGATAGCATCATCTTTTATTTCTTTAACTGTAGCCATTATATTATACTTTTTATACAAATATACACGATTATGAATAATATATTAGACATTGATGATTATAAACAAAAAATATTTAATAAACTTGAACCCAGTGGTTGGGGTAGAGTTTTTAAACCTTTTATATTTAGTATAGAGTTTGAGAAAATTCTAACTGACTTGTACAATATGTCTAATAATGGACAAAGGTTTACTCCGGTTCTTAAGGATATATTTAGAGCATTTGAAGAATGCCCTTATGATGAACTAAAGGTTGTAATGGTTGGGCAAGATCCATATCCTACAATTAATGTAGCAGATGGTATTGCATTTAGTTGTAGTAAATCTCAGAAAGAACAACCTTCTCTAAGATTCATTTTAGATGAAGTTGAGAAAATGTACCCGAGCGGGTATAAAAGACCCTTAGATTTGACAAAATGGACCCGACAGGGTATACTTTTGCTTAATACAGCTCTTACAACTGAAGTTGGTAAGATTGGTAAGCATTATGAGCTTTGGGCTCCATTTGTTGCATACTTATTTGATTACCTTAAGAACTTTCATCCTGGACTAGTATATGTCTATATGGGTAAAAAATCTCAAGAGTGGGCAGAGGTATGTGGAGAAAATTGTACTAAATTTATGGTTTCTCATCCCGCAAGTGCTGCTTATAATGGTAGTAAGTGGGATTCTAAAGGTGTTTTTAATGAGGTTAAAGAAACAGTTAAAGTATTGTACAACTACACAATTGAATGGTGATGCAAGAAGTATTTAACAAATTACTAAAAGCCGGACTTAGTCCTAATGCGTTCTATGTATTATACTGTATACACAATAAGATTGTACCAAGTGATTTGGTAAATGCTTCTATTGAAGTTACTAAATTAAAATCAGGTAATAACCTTACAGAATCCTTGGAATTGTCAGGGAATAGCCTTATATTTATACAAGAAATTGAGAGCTATTTCAAGAAGTCTAAGAAGAAAACATCTAAAAACCTTATGGGGGATGATTTTCTAGATAACATTAAAACTTACAATGAATGTTTTCCGGCAACTAAATTGCCAAGTGGAGTTTATGCAAGAGTTAATGTAAAGAGTCTAGAGAATGCATTTAGATGGTTCTTTGAAACATTTGATTATTCATGGGACATAGTAATTCAAGCTACTGAAAAGTATGTAGAAGAGTATTCTATTAATAGATACAACTACATGCGGAACTCACAGTACTTTGTTAGAAAACAGAATACAGATAAGACCTGGGATTCTAATCTTGCAACTTACTGTGATATGATTTCACAAGATGATTATGAAGCACCTGTATTTTTTAAAGAAAAGATTGTATGATTAGATTTAAATTATTTCTTATTGCAGCTATAGGTACTTTAGCATCCTGGCTGTTAGTTAAGACTGTTGTGCTTGACATGCAGATATGGCAGTTCTTAGCAATTGAGTTGATAGTAGGCTTTTCACATTATATCTATAATGATATGAAGCTTAGATTTACAGAATAAATCCTTTATTATGGCTGAATTATATAATGGTGCCCGGGCTCTGAAGCCTGTGAGTGAGAGAGACGCTCTTAGAAAAGCCCTTCTTAAGATGAAGGCTAGAAGATCTGGTGAGCTAAAATCACTCAAAAGCTCATGGCCCAAATTTAATGATGCCTTCTGTGATGGATTGGAATGGAGAACTATCACCGTAGTTGGTGCTAGACCGGGAACAGGTAAGACTCTATTTATGGAACAGTTAATCTCTGATATTATTGAAGAGAATAAAGACCATAAGTTTAGAGTACTTAAGTTCCAGTTTGAAATGCTTGATGAGACCAATGGTATCAGAAAGCTGAGTCTGAATACTGCTTCTGATTACAATACATTAATGAGCAAGGGGGAACCCGTGGATAAGGATCTATACTTAAGATGTGTACAGTACTATGAGGAAACTGAGAAGACTGATGTCATAGATGTAGTATATGATCCGTGTACTGTTGATGAAATGTGTGCTACTATACATTATTATATGGAAGCTCATAAAGATGAACAAGGTAACTACACAAATGCTCTGGTTACTATTGACCACTCAGCGCTACTTAAAGTAGGAAAAGGTCAGAGAGATAAGTTTGAAGTATTATATGCTCTAGGGGAAGCTCTAACATATATGAAAAAGCATTATCCTGTGGCATTTCTTGTCTTGAGTCAGCTGAATAGGAATATAGATAACCCGGACAGATCCAAAGATGGTGACTATGGAAATTATGTATTAGATTCTGATTTATTTGGCGCAGATGCTCTATTACAACATGCTGATGTAGTACTTGGTATTAATAAACCAGCTATCAGAAAGATTAGGTTCTATGGTCCAGAAAGATTTATAGTAAGTGATGAAGATCTTCTTGCATTCCACTTCTTAAAATCTAGGAACGGAACAACTAGGTTAAGCTTCTTTAAGCTAGATAGAGAAAACATGAGAATTATTGAAATAGAAACACCTCCACAAGCAACAAAACTTAAATTATAATTATGAGTAGAAAAGAAAAAGAAAAAGAGTTCTTTACTTATCACACGGATAAGTTTAGAAAAGCTCAAATAGCTGACCCTTTCTTTGTCCTAAAGACTGCCTTCTTTCAGAAGGGTAAGTATGGCAGGCAAGTACAGTTATTTGAAGGTGAACTAAAAAGAAATGAAGACATCTTCATTGAGTTCATTGATGTTAATAGAGATATTAATGGTAAAGAAATAGGTATTGAATCAGCATTTGAAGATAGACCTTTATTCAAGTACAAATCTAATCCTTACTTTGCTGAAGAGTATGATGTAAAAGAAGGTACTAACTCTAATGGTGATAACTATTTTGCTTATACAATTCCATTGTCTGAGCTAATGGTTATTATGCCAGATGGTTCTGAGATTACTTATAATCTTTATGAGAAAAGAAAAGCAGAAGCTCCTAAAGAGCAAGTAAGTTTATCAGTATTTCCAGATTTTGAGAATGAGTTTATTCCCAAGCTTAAAGAAACTAAGGAAGAATTATCTCTTGATGAATCTGCATCTGATATTCTTTTAAGAATTGCAACAGACTTTCAGAAACTAGCACAAAAACTTAAGTAATGAGTATAGTACTTCCAACTAAAAAAGTTGCGGCAGAAAGAGTTAATCCTAAAAGATTAATTATCTATTCTAAGCCAAAGACTGGAAAGACCACAGCATTTGCTGGTCTTGAGAATAATTTATTGATTGATTTAGAAAATGGTGCTGATTATGTAGAAGCTCTCAAAGTAAAGATTACTTCTTTGCAAGAGTTGCTAGAAACAGGAAAAGCAATCAAAGAAGCGGGTAAACCATATAAGTATGTTACAATAGATACTGTAACTGCATTAGAAGATATGGTTATGCCGTTGGCTATCAAACTGTACCGTGCTACTAGTATGGGTAAAAACTATGATGGAGATAATGTCTTGTCCTTACCTAACGGTGCAGGATATTTATATTTAAGACAAGCTTTCTTTCAAGTTTTAGATTTTATTGATAC